ACTACAACACTTCAAAGTGGGCACGTAAAGAGTCTGCACTGACCGAAGCTGAACAAGCTGCTATTGCCACACATGGTCTGTATGACTTGAGCACATTCCTGCCCAAGAAGCCGGGCGATGTTGAACTCAAGGTCATCAAAGAAATGTTTGAAGCCTCAGTGGAGGGACAACCTTACGACACAGAACGTTGGGGTCAATACTTCCGTCCTGCTGGTGTTCAAGCACCTGGTGGTGCCGGAGCCGCACATGTGGATGAGGACACTCCTGCACCAGCAGCCAAAGCCGCACCAGTGGCAACACCTGCACCAGCAGCAGACAATGGATTTGACGAAGATGACACTCCTGTGGCAGCCGCACCAGTGGTCAAGCCCGCAGCCAGTGGACAAAATGCTCAGGACATCCTGGCCATGATCCGTAGCCGTCAAGCCAAGTAATTGACTGTATCACACAGAGGGGCTCTCCCTCTGTGTTCTTTAAAAAAATAATAGGTGATTCATGGGTAAACCCTTTGACGTTTCAAAATTCCGTAAAGAAATTACAAAATCAATCGATGGACTCAGCATCGGTTTTAACGATCCTACAGACTGGATCAGCACAGGCAATTATGCACTAAACTATTTGATCAGCGGCGACTTCAATCGCGGCATTCCACTGGGTAAGGTCACAGTGTTTGCTGGTGACTCTGGTGCAGGTAAATCATACATCTGTTCAGGTAACATTATCAAGAACGCACAAGAGCAAGGCATCTTTGTTGTGCTGATTGATAGTGAAAACGCCTTAGACGAAGACTGGCTCAAAGCACTTGGCGTGGACACATCAGAAAGCAAACTGTTGAAACTGAGTATGGCCATGATTGACGATGTGGCAAAGACCATTTCAACATTTATGAGCGACTACAAAGCATTACCCGAAGGCGAACGTCCCAAGGTCATGTTTGTGATTGACTCACTGGGCATGTTGTTGACCCCAACGGATGTTAACCAGTTTGATGCAGGCGAAATGAAGGGCGACTTGGGTCGTAAACCCAAAGCACTCACAGCATTGGTGCGTAACTGTGTAAACATGTTTGGTAGCTACAACGTAGGGTTGGTTTGCACCAATCACACCTACGCAAGTCAAGACATGTTTGATCCCGACGACAAAATTAGTGGTGGTCAAGGCTTTATCTATGCTTCAAGTATTGTGGTTGCCATGAAGAAGATGAAGCTGAAAGAGGATGAGGACGGCAACAAAGTGTCAGACGTGAACGGTATTCGTGCAGGCTGTAAAGTTATGAAAACACGCTATGCCAAACCCTTTGAAGGTGTGCAGGTCAAGATTCCTTACACAACAGGTATGAGTCCTTACTCAGGCCTGGTAGACTTGATTGAAAAGAAAGAAATGCTCAAGCGCGAAGGCAACAGTTTAGTGTTTACCACAAGCGAAGGCGAGATCATCAAGAAGTTTCGCAAGGCCTGGGAAAAGAACGATGATGGTTGCTTGGACAAAGTCATGATTGACTTCAAGAATATCAAAACAGAGGTAAGTACAGCCGACACAGCGGAGGAATAACAATGTCAGCAGAAGTAGCAAGCGAAATTTGGGGCGAATTAAAACGATACGTCAATGTGGTAGATCGCATGGATGCAGCCGAAAGCATTGTGGCTATCTTGATTGATCATGACCATGATGTTGACGAAATTCGAGAAGCCTTTAAAGGAGATTCAGACATCAAGAAAGCTCTTACAGCATACTTGGACAATGACAAGGACTATGCAGAAGACGACCTAGAAGAAGATATTGATGATGAGGACAACTACAATCAAGAAGATGACTACTAATGTGGTATAGCAAAGTAGTTGCTGATCTCAGCAACATACCTGACTTCATTGCACACTTTGAGTCAGAACTCACGGATGCCAAACGTGACTGTAAAATTGGCGGCTTGGTAGAAAAGAATATTACTGCACTACCGGGCATCACTGAGCACAGGTTCAACCAGCTGCAAGAAATTGAAGCTGTGTTGAACTTTCTCAACATTCAACTGCGCAAAATACGCACCCGACATTTTAAAAAATATCTAGAAGGCTATGCCCGTGCGTTGACTGCACGTGATGCTGAAAAATATGTGGATGGCGAAGAAGAAGTTGTAGACTTTGAAACCATCATTAACGAAGTGGCCTTGCTACGTAATCGCTGGCTGGGCATCATGAAAGGTCTAGACACTAAGCAGTGGCAAATGGGGCATGTGGTGCGACTGCGCACAGCAGGCATGGAAGACATCACAGTATGAACTTGTATGCAGACAATCCCGACAAAGGTGCACACGACTCAGCACAGTGGGCTAGAAAATGGACTACTGAAAAATACATTGCCAAGCGTCGAGCCAACTTTGACGCAGTTGATGCATACTTGTCACAACCCATTGGCAAGTTATTGGACATTGGTTGCGGGTTTGCTCACGAATCCCGCTGGTTTGCAGAAAAGTACGGCACAGAGTTGTGGTTATTGGACGGCGATCAACAACAAAACGCCAACAAATCTGACACAGCCTCCTATGGTAATTGGAATGCAACATCAGACGCCTTGTACTTTTATCACAGTTTTGATTTTTTAGATGCCAAGTTACAAGAACTAGGCACAAAAAATTATCACTTGATTGATGCCAACAACATCAACATTGCCGAAGATGTAAAATTTGACGTAATAACTTCGTGGCTCAGTTGTGGACATCATTATCCTGTTAACACCTACATTGACTTAATGAAAAAGCATTCGCATGAACACACACGAATCATATTGGACATACGATGCAAAGGTACTGAAACTAATTTTATAGGTGTAGACGGATTTGAAATTGTCAATGTGGTGTCAAACTCTGGCGGCAAAAAACGAGCCACAGTGGAAATAAAGTTGATCTAAAATGACTGACCAAGAACGCTGGCAACAAGATCTAGAAGAAATGGAAATTGTTTTGCTGCTGCTCTTTTTCTTTGCCTGGGTGGCTTTTTGGTGGTATGTCGATCATGTCAGTTAAATACCCGCATGAAAATAGTAATTGTCACAGGCGGATTTGATCCGCTACATTCAGGGCACATTGCCTACTTTGAAGCTGCCCGGGCACTAGGCGACAGACTAGTGGTGGGCATTAACTCAGATGAGTGGCTCACCCGTAAAAAAGGCAGGCCATTTTTGCCTGCAACAGAACGTCGAGCCATTATTGAAAATTTACGCATGGTGGACAAAGTAATCGAGTTTGACGATGCTGACAACACATCCATAAATGCCATACGTGTTGCACGTGACTTTTATATACGTCCAGGAACCAAGTTTATTTTTGCCAATGGCGGAGACCGTACAGCCGACAACTGTCCTGAAATGGTGTTTGATGATGTGGATTTTTGTTTTGGTGTAGGCGGCGAGAACAAAATGAATTCCAGTTCATGGATACTCAATGAATGGAAAACACCACGAACTGATCGTGCCTGGGGATACTATCGTGTGTTACATGAAGTAGGCGCCAATACCAAACTCAAAGAACTCACTGTGATGCCCAACACATGTTTGAGCATGCAAAGACACGACAGTCGTGCTGAGTTTTGGTTTGTGGCTGAAGGAGAAGCCACAGTGTATACTTTGGATGAGGCTTCAACTGATCAAGAAGTCAAGTGTCAGTTGACCATGCATGCACACACTTTTATCAATGTAAATGAATGGCATCAGCTGTGCAATGAAACTGATCAACCACTCAAATTGATTGAAATACAATACGGTGACTGCTGTGTTGAGGAAGATATAGAACGCCGATGAAACCCATACCTGTGTTTGTGGGCTATGATCCCAGAGAAGCAGTGGCATACCACGTATGTGTGAACTCGATCATCAGGCATGCCAGTCAACCAGTTGCTATTATTCCTGTGGCATTGAACCTGTTCCGAGACTACGATGAAACGCATACTGATGGTAGTAACCAGTTTATCTACAGTCGTTTCCTTGTGCCGCACCTGATGGACTATCAGGGCTGGGCCATATTCATCGATGGCGACATGATCCTGCGTGGAGACATTGTGGAATTATGGAATCTACAAGATTCTTTTAAAGATGTCATGGTTGTCAAACATGACTATAAAACTCGCATGCCTGTGAAATATCTTGGATCAAAGAACGAAGACTATCCGCGCAAGAATTGGTCAAGTGTGATACTGTGGAACTGCAACAGCTATCCCAATCGTAAACTAACGCCTGAGTTTGTGCAAAAATCAACAGGTGCGGAACTGCATAGATTTTCCTGGATAGATGATGAACGTATTGGTGAACTACCTGCAGAGTGGAACTGGCTGGATGTTGAGTATGAGTGGAACCCTTTGGTCAAGTTAGTGCATTACACATTAGGAACTCCTTGTTTTCATGAGTTTGCTAATGCTGGTGACTTTGCACAAGACTGGCATCAAGAAAGACTATTAACTGACTACTGTGAGCAAAGAACAAAAAATGGATGATGAAGAATACACACCACCGGTAGAGCATGAATTTGATTTGTTACCAGCCGAAGTTCGAGAAATATTCTACGACATAATAAAATATCGGGCAGACCCAGCAGGGGATTATTATGGTATGAATTTTGATGCGATTACCGCAAAAATTCGTGCGTTAGACACACAGGCAGTACATGCCATTGACAGTGAATACAGATATGAAAGAAAAGGGTATATGTACGATCCTACATTAGAAAGTTTTGTGCGCGGATGTGGTGGACAAATAACCACCTGGAGTAAAACTGAAACAACGCCCACTCCAGTGGTGTTACGTGGTATTACCAAACGCAAACAAATGGATGCGTGTCGAGCTGCTGGCAAAGACTTTTATTATATTGACACTGGATACTTTGGCAATGGCAAGAAAAAATTGTATCATAGGATTACAAAAAATGATGTGCAAAACTTTGGACCTGTGATTGAGCGTCCCAGTGATAGGTTTGATCGCACAGGAGTTCGACTCAAAAAAGTGCGCACTGATGGCAGTAAAATATTGTTGGCACCACCCAGTCAAAAACTGTTGAATCTTTATGACATAGATCTTGAAACTTGGTTGCAAAATACATTGAATGAAATTGGTTTGCACACCGACAGAGAAGTGGTGATTCGCCGCAAGCAAGGGCGCAGTGTGAGAATAAATGATGACACAATAGAAATGGCCTTAGACCAGGATATCTATTGTATGATAACTTATTCCAGTATTGCAGCCGGCGAAGCCATACTGCATGGCAAGCCTGCCATTACGCTTGGCCCCAATGCTGCCGCTGCTGTATGCAGTAATTCAATTGCAGAAATAGAAAAAATTAAAAAACCCAATCTTGACGAAATTACTGCTTGGGCACATCACATAGCCTATTGCCAGTTTACTGAAGCGGAAATGCGAGATGGCACCGCTTGGAGAATACTGCAAGGTGGTTGATTGTGTTGTTTACCTCAGTAGTGTGGCCAACGTTCGCAAACACACAAGAAAAATTGAATGTTTGGAAAGTTTTGCCGAAGGGGTGCGGGTAACCGGCCACTCAGTTGTGACAGAATGGGAACACCGATATACTCCCAGCAAATTAGCAGTAATATTGGGCTGGGCAACAACAAACACCGGTGGCCGCAATATTGCATTGCGCAAGCAAATCATTGCCGATCAACGCCGCCTGGGAAATCATACCATGTGTATAGATGCCAGTTGTTGGAAATATCTTGATGATGCCAGCGGCTATTTGCGATACAGTCTTGGTGGACCATTTTACGATCGTGCTGAGTATGCTAATAAAAACAGCAATGCCACCAAGTGGACAGAAATAAGTCGCCAATTGGGTGTGCAACTACAGCCGGTCAAAACAAACACCACTGGACATATCTTAATTTGCATGCAACGTGATGGTGGGTTCGCAATGAAAACTTTGGATCCCATGCAATGGCTCAAAGAAAAAGTTCAACAAATTAGATCTACAAGCAATAGGCAGATACATATTCGCCCACACCCTGGGCAATACGACATGAACAAATTTGTAGAATATACAAACAGATCAGGACAGCGAAACAACATAGTTGTTGTTGAACCCAGTCAAAGCCGATTGATTGATAATTTGCAAAATGCACATGCCGCAGTGTTTTTCAACAGTTCGGCCAGTGTGGCAGCGGCATGCGAAGGTATACCTGTGTTTGCGGACGATGCCAGTTGTGTGGCATGGGCAGTGGCCAACAAAGATGTCAGTAAGATTGAATCTCCTGAAACATTCTCAAGAGAGCAATGGATGTATGATCTAGCAGCCGCACATTGGAGTGATGCGGATGCTAGAGCCGGCCGTATCTATCAAAAATTCTTGCCTTACTTGACTTCCACAGTGACGTCGTAGACTTCGCCCACAATGTTGGGCCATTTGTGACGCTTGTCAAACACCGCAATCTCTTCTTTAACTATGATCACATTCATGTTGGCCAACAGTTGCTGACGCCACCAGTTGGGTGATTCCACAATCAAGTGAGCATTACGACCATCGGGCAAGTGTTTTTTTGCAGGATAACAGGCAATTCTAAACCAACCAGCAACTTGTATCTTGCTGCTGATCAACTGTAATGTGGCGGCAAGATGCGCAGGCTCTATGTGTTCAAATACATCAGCACTGACCACAGCATCAAATGATTTTTTGGGCATGCGATTGTGCTCAGTATTTCCTGGATCATAACCATCTGTGACTATGCCAGGGTATGCGTTGTTGATGCTAGACATCAGTGCGCCATGACCACAGCCAAAGTCTAATATGCTGTTGGGTTGATATTGATTTATAAATGGACGCATGGCCTTGAGCATTTTGCTGCCTCTAACAAACTGGCCCTTGCTGTGCATTTCCACCAGTTGTGCTTGATAGTTGGGATCAATTATCATCTATGATTTACTTCCACAAACTCATACTTACCAATAAATGTTTCAGGTGTGTCCTGCCACATACCAATCAATTGATCATCCATCCAGGTATCATAATACGGGCGATCTTTGAACCACCAAAATAAGTCACTTCCTGACCAATCTGTGTAGTGGCCACGAAAGAATTCTCTAGTGCGTGGCACACGAAAATAGTCAGGATTATACATGGTCTTTTTGCCCTTGGCCACACGTTGAAAGTTTAGCCCAATAAAACAAAACTTTTCAGCATGGTGTTCTAGTTTTTCTCTCACCCAGGTCATGTCATCATCAGGTATGCTGTTCAACACTTGTGTGCATATCACACCGTCAAATTTGGCACCTGGGGGCGGCGGGGTTTCAAATTCTGCCACACAAGGATCGTAACAATACACAGTGACACCAAGATATTGATCAAAAGTTTGCCACTGACTTTCGGGCATGGTCTCGCCAGACAACATGCCATATGGCAGTGGTTCTCGGTATTGTAGTCCTTTGCCGCAGCCATAGTCTAATATAGTTTTGGCATTGTATCGATCCACAAGATCCTTGATGAGTTTTTGATATTTTACAACATCATATCCGGCCCAACTTTTGTTGTTAACTTGAAACTCACGACCCAGTTGCACTGATTCTTCATAATATTGACTAGGGCTTGTAATTTTATTTCTCCAAATTCATTGTGGTGGATAATTTTTTAATATTACCATCTTTTGCGTAAAGTGGATGTAGTCTCGCAATAGAGGGACAGTGATGACTCACCGACACAATTTTTGTTCCTATCAACCAGTCAGTTGGAAGGAAACCATTGGCTTTGACCCAGTCAATCAGCTTGACTGCGGCATGTGGTTTGATGATGTAGGCATAGGCTCCCAAGGTATTCCAGCCAGCAGCAGTTTCACGATTGCCACCGCTGTGTTCACCATCTCGAATGGTCCAGATTGATGATGTATCATTTGAGTGTGCGGCCAACCAGTGTTCATATGAATCGCTGTAGGGATTTCCAGAATCTAATTTAATAACATCATCAAACAAGTCTAAAATATTGTCTGGTAGTGGCTTGATAAAATATCCATCATGTTCTAGCACAAGATACGGAACATTGTGTTTGACACAATCCAGCCACAAATAATAATGACTTAGCAAACACCCAACTATTCCAACTCTTCCTTTTTTAAATTTACCCAAGGGCTTTATGTTTAATAATTCTAAATGACTCGCTGCATCAAATCCGTTTATGGCATCAAATACTTCAGCAGTGATGCCAAACTTTGCGGCCTGTTCTATGCAATCCTGTGCCACTGTTTGAGACAGCTGATTATTTTGTAACACAATTATTTTTGTTCGCATGTGTATATCCAATCAGATTCGTTCAGTGTATCAACATGTGTGTAACCCAATGATGCCAGTAGGTCTTTGGTTTTTTGATTGATGTTGTCCCCAAATCTATTTTGATATTTAATTGGAGGTGGATCCCACATTTCAATGGCTATGACTGGTTTGAATTTTTGAATAGTAGACACAGCACCGCTGAGAGCAAAATATTCATAGCCTTCTATGTCCAAGTGTATCAAATCACATGCTGTCAATCCTAAATTATCTATCAAATAGATTGGATAAAGTCCAGCACCGTTGATAAAACTTTTTCCTCTACTTTTGGATTTGATATGAAGATCAACCAATCCAGGATCACTACCGAGACATCCTTGGGATTTAATTATATTTTCTTCAGGGCAATTCAGGGCTAAACAATAAAAATTCAGCCAGTCTGGTTCAAAAGTATAAACAGCATTAAAAATTTTTGAATATTGTTTTGGATACATACCGCAGTTGCCGCCAGCTTGCACCACAACTTTTTTGTCATCAACATAACTGGATATTCGGCCAGGCAAATCAAAATTTTCTAATAAAAATTTCCAAGTGTTGGTATCATCTTTTGGCCAATGCCATCCTTCTTTAATTTCTACTAGATCAAGTGCAGTTATGGCCATCCCATGATCCAGTCGTCACGTATTTGCTCCAGTTTGACCATGCTCCAGGCGTGCAGTAATTCTACTGCTGCAAACTGACCGTATTGCTTGCTGTAAGCATCGTGGGGTTTTTGTTCAATGACCACTATGGGTCGCCAATGTTTCACTGTTTGTTCTGCACCTTGCAGCACACGATATTCATAACCTTCA